CGGAAACAATCGACGAAAGCCGTGATAAAGTCATTAAAGCTGTGCTGAGGAGTATCCGATGAACATGAAACGCCGCCATCATCATCACCACCACCACGCCGAAAATCGGCGTGAACCTCATCACCATTTCCACCACCATCACCATCCCGTCCCGATCTGCAAACTCGGCAAGAAACCAGCCATCATCGACCCTCGCACGCTCAAGCTCGGGAAATATCTCCTTTCAACGCTTCCTCCGGCGCCACCCTCGGTGGATTACACGATGGGCATCAAGGATTTCTCGATGATGCTCAATGACGCGCTCGGCGATTGCGTGATTGCAGCCGTCGGCCACGCGCAGCAGATATTTTCAGCCGCCGCGCGCAGCTTCGCCGATACTCCTCCCGATTCTGTGATTCTCGCTGGCTACGAGAATTGGTGCGGCTATGTGCCCGGAAAGCCTCGCACCGACCAGGGCTGCTATGAGATCAGCGTACTCAATGCGTGGCGCAAGTCGAGTTTCTATTCCTACTCTCTGAGCATGTACGCCGATCCCAATCCGCGCAACATTGCCGAGATCAAGCAAGCGATTCACCTGTTCGGCGGAGTGTTTCTTGGAATCCAGCTACCCGTATCGGTTCAGGGATTAAACGTGTGGGATGTGTCGAGCGGGCCGGATGCGGTCCCTGGCTCCTGGGGCGGCCACGCTGTATGGGTTCCGAAATACGTCACCAACGCCGATGGCACCGTTACTTTTACCTGCATCTCCTGGGGCGGCTTAATCGAAATCACCCAGGCGTTCTGGCTGTACAACGATCCCTCGAACGGTCCATACATCGACGAAGTACACGCGCTTATTTCGCCGGAGTTCATCAACCGCAGGAGCCATATGACGCCAACGGGCCTGAACCTCATGCAAATGGAAGCGGATATGCTGCAAGTCACGGTGTAATTATTAAAATAATATGCCCGTCGATTCAATCTCCTCGCAACTACGACGTGACGAGGGGGTAGAAAAATTCCCCTACCTCGACACAGTGGGCAAGACCACGATCGGCGTGGGCCGCAACCTAACCGACGTGGGACTCTCCGACACAGAGATCGACTTACTTCTCTCCAATGACATCCAGAAAGTGCTCACCCAACTACAGGTGCGCCTACCCTACTTCGAGGCGCTTGATCCGGCGCGGCAAGGCGTTCTGGCGAATATGACCTTCAATTTGGGATTCGCTGGCCTAGAAGGGTTCCCTCGTATGCTGTCCGCGTTCGCGCAGGGCGATTGGGAGCGTGCAGCGTCGGAAATGCTAGAGTCTCGCTGGGCGACTCAGGTGGGAGCGCGCGCAGAACGGCTCGCGGAGCAAACGCGCACAGGGCAGTGGGTCTAGTAGTGGTACGGTCCCCGAAACACCGGGAACGCCGGCGCCATCCCGAACAGCATGGACAGCAGATACAGCAGGCAGACCACCACAAGAACGACGAGTGCGATGGTTTTGAATGGCTCGGGAATCGGCAATACAGATACGACCCACCAAATTAATCCTAGGATGATGATCAGAACGAGAAACGAGAATAGAAAACCCATTGTGTCCTCCTATTGATCTCGAAGATTCTCGATTTTCCTGTCGTTAACTTCCAAGTGTTTCTCGATGCGGTCCAGATGCCTCTCTAGGTCCAGATTCCGCATGTCGTACTCCGTCCTGCCAAGGCAGTTCTTTTCCAGGTTCGCAGTGCGGCTCTCCATGTTGTGATAGATCATGCCCACTAAAGTGATGAAAACACCCAAGGACACGCTGATTGCGACGCGCCAAACATCCGTCCAAGGCGAAATTTGCTGGCTGGAATCTATAATGGACGAAATAATCACGACGCCACCAACGAGGGGAGCCGCTTTTGCTAGTCCGCTGGTGATATGGAAGTTTGGCGAGATCATGGAGTTTTAGGGATCACTTAGGCGGAAGCTCCATTGATCTACCGAAGGCCCAGCCTGCGAACGCGCCTGCGAGGGTCTGGAAGCTCCCGAGGAGTTCCTGTAAGCCGAAACTTGTTTCCTGATGAACCTTGCCAAGCGCGATTGTCTCGGCGAGGATGAACATCATCAGTAACAAGGCTGCACCGAGTATCATGCGTGGGTCTTTCATAGCTATTCTTCTGGAGTTTTTGGTATCACAAGTTGACCGTGTTCTGTGACTTGCGCTGGAGCAACACGGCCTTCAGGGGTTGATGTCAAAGTCACTCTGTTATAGGACACCTGGTAAAACGCTTCCTGTAGCACATATTGACTCAACCAATGCCACATCGTGATGGCAATTATCGAGACTGCTGGAATGTTGATAATTAGCTGGTACTGATACCCTGTCGGCGGCGTTCCTGCGTTCCATACGTACCCAATGCCCGTGTGAATGCCGATCGCCGTGGCGATGCTCAGTAGACGCTTCCCCCATGCCTGCCCGTTTTGCTTCAGCCAAGGAAACCACGATGCGTTCTTGAGTTGCTGGATCGCCCACACCGCCACGCCCGCAGCGGTGAACTGTGTTACCGCTAAATTAGCGTCCATATCGCTCTCCAATGAGAACTTTATTTAATTGTTCCCGCAATCTCTTCGCTGTATCTGTTGGCAATGTGTATTCCATGATCGGCGTCCCTCTTACATACAGCGTCAAAACAATATTCCCTTCGATTCGCTCGATGGCAACCCCGTCCGCGTCTTCGATCTGATCCCGTGGCACGTCACTATGGGTGTATCCCGTTATTCGTATTGGAAAGTGTACCACTAGTTACGATACTTAGAATTCCCGTCCCCGTGGTCATGTTGGTTGTCGTCGTATCGCATCTCCAGGTCACCCCGTCCGTGAGCCATGAGCAAGACGTTGACATTATTGGCGGGGGCGGTGTTCCAGCTTGCACCAGTTGAATCGAATCATACTTGGCATTGTTCGCAGTGCCCTTCACGAACGAAACAATGATCGTACCTGTCGAGGTGACCATAATCGTCTTGTCGATGGCCTTGTATTCCCCGCCCGCTGCCGCGAAAATGTCGAAATTTGATAAAACATGGACCCCGTTGATAGTCACATTGAAAACTCGCTGGCCCACCGCCGTAAAGTAGATTTCGGAAAACTTGATCGTCAGCAAATAAGTTCCTGCGGGCGCCGGGATCGTGCAGGTTGTTACGCCGGGATTGTCGTAGCGTTCGGTCTGATACAAAGCTCCATCGGCCAGAGAAGGCAACGCGCCGGCAATCGCATGGGGTGTGGTAAAGGTGCTTCCCCCGACGCAATACGTCGTATCCACCGACCAGAGATTTCCTTGCGAATCCGTATAGGCCGTACCAGGCTTTATCCGCACGGGCGTAAAGCTGATGTCTACGGGAATCACGGCTTGAACTTCGTTGCTGAATACCGACGTGATGCTCGCTGAATTCATCGTGGTCACGACGTAGTAGTACGTTTGTCCGGCAACCACGCTGGTATCGACGAAACTCGTCCCCGGAACGAGCGCAGGCGATAATGCTATTTCCGTTCCGGGAGTCTGGCTTCGCAGCACGTTATATCCAGAACAGGTCTGCGGAACCTTTCCAGTCAGGTCATATCCGCAGGAAGTCGCAGCCGTCCATGAAAGCGTGACCGAGTGGCTCGTCGCCGTAGGCGATGGGAGAACAGGAATGGTCATCGTCGGGTCAGCATTACGCTGGGCGTTCGCTGTTGCGGCCAGAAGCAGGAATACGATTAAGGTTTTCATTCTAGTAGGGATTGCACTGCACGTTCAAAATGTCGCTATCGACCCATGCGTGAGTGCCGGAAATGTCCGTGTAATTCTGGAAAGTCACCGAAGTTGTAGAAGTCGGTACTACTTTAGTCTGCGATACAGTTGTGCTCGTGGTGCTCACATCCGTTGCCGAACAGGACCATCCATTTGGAGCGGTTGGAAGCGTTAGCACTCCCGTGCCCGTGTTACTAGTGCCTACGTTGATGGTGAACGAATCCCAATACGAACCTAAAACAACGGATGCGCCGGTGCCAAAGCCGGAAGCGATAGATGGCAGGCCGGTAGCTTGAACGAATTTACCACCAAGCAATGATCCGGCTCCCAGCTTGTTGGCCGCTACGGTTGTTATGAGATTCCCGCCAAAATCCGCTATTTCACCGCCTGCATCCAAGGTGTCGAATGCAATGGCGCCGATGTAGGTCATATCGACGGTCGTATCGCGAAGATTTGTTTTTGCCGGACTTACGGTATAAATCCCGTAATTTGGAGTGCCAGCACTGCTATCCACATCACTGATAAAAACCTTACTGAGATTAGCGGTCCCTTCATTTAAAAGCAGATAGGCATCGTTGGCCGCAGTATTTATTAGTGCGAGATAGCCACCATCAAGGTTCAGCGTGGCATTAGCGCTATTGAGAATTGTAATTACACTCTGCGATGTTTTACAGCCGTAAACTGAATCACGCGATTCCCAATGGCCAGTACCCACGTTATAGAGACCACAAGTATTGGCCGTAGTACTGCGCGTTCCGTTGGCGCACTGGGAGACGCTCACGTAAACAAAGTTTGGGCTATGTTGGGTGTTCTTGCATGGAAGCGACCCGAATGCGCTTATTGTCGTATTCTGTATACTTACTTGACTCGCGCTATTGGTCAATAAGCCGATCGAATTTGCGTCGTCTGTACACCAGTTCGACAAGAGCACGCTGTACGCATACGCATTAGCTTCTATAGTTCCGCCGTTGAGTTCGACTCCCGTAAAAGTATCTGTCTTTCCAGTGCATGGATTGCCGTTTCCGCTGATTCCGAAATTTGCGATGATAGCGGCGGGAGTGCTGAAGAAGCACGCCGTTTGGGTTACGCCACCGTCGCAACTGTTCCCGCTACCAGGCGTGGTATCAAAGTTCGGCGTTGGTACGATAGTCGTTGATGCCCAATAAGGGCCGATTCCTGTGAATGCCGGGCCTTGAAAGTTGCTGCCAGTCGCAGCCGCGCATGAATTAGCGGGAATGTCATTTGCGAATCCAGACTGCACAAGGAACACTCCGGCTGGCAAAATACCTACGGCGCAGTTCGGGTCTGAAATCACGTCGGTAGCAAATGTCGCCAAGTTAGAAGTCTGGTCGGTTCCCCAGGTTATCGAACAAAGCGTTCCTGCTCCAGAAATGCAATCACTTCCTGCCGCTGCCGAGGCTGTCAACGTGCCAGAACCGACATTGCATACACCAGTGATGGTTCCTTGCGCAATTATTAGTGATCCAGCACCTGAAAATGTAGATGCGAAAGTCGTCCCGAAAATGATCGCTCCTAGTGGAGCATTTGTTGGGCAATCGTTGTTGGGAAAAGTGATCGTGTGACTCGTGTTTGAGAATCCAACATCGAACTGTTCACCACCGCTAGTGACTCCATAGTTCGTTGCATCGATTACGGTATTATAACTTCCTGTGGCATGACTCCATAAACATTCACCATTCAGAAACAAGCTTGTGTCGTTCGGCGGTGTGGGAACCAGTCCGCCTACGGTGGGGGTGCAGGTAACGCCACCGCCACCCCCTCCAGCCCGAGCTGAAGCATTCGATGGCACAATGGAAACGGTAGTTGATCCGCCAACTAATGTGGATATGCGCATGTAGACGTTGGTGTAGCCAGCGGTATTCGCCTGCCAAGTTCCCGTCCCTGTTGAGGACGTAACCGCCGTAGGGCTGTTGCTTGGCGTGACGTTTAGCGCCACCCGCGTTGTGCCGCCGTCGCCCGAGGCTTCAAACTGGATTGTGTTCCCCGAGGCGTTGGCTGTAATCGTGAACGTCGCCCCGCCTTGGCCCGGATCGACAGAAATGGAAAGGCAGGACATGGACGTGCAATTCGCGCTAGCGGCGGTTAGATTTGTCTTTTGTTGCGCGTGAGCCACCGCTGCCACGCACAGCACCGAAATGAGCAACCACTTTTTCACCAAATTGCCCTCCATTTTCACCATGTGCCCTGATGATGTCGCGGAACGCTCGGCACTGATGCTGGCGCAATGGCTACCGATGCCCCGGCCCAGTGACCCGACGCCGATAGCGTTGCCGTGACCGTAAAAGTTCCGCTACCGACCGAGAGTTGATCTTCAGTCCCAAGAGGGTAGTAATGAACATTCTGGCAACCTGTGCATTGCGCTGCCACGTTGTTTCCAGTCACCGAAGTCCATCCACTTCCCGCTGTAGCGATATAGGCGTTGATCGAGGTGGCGTTAAAATCGCCGAATCCAGCAAACAGTGCGGAACCTGATGCCGAAGTAGTCAGGCTAGTCGTGGTTCCCGATGTTGTCGTGCCCTGAGCTTCGTGATGATCGGCAATCGGCGAAACGGTGGCCGCGCCTGCAAGGTCGTAGATGACTATGGAGGTATCGGTCCCGCTGGTCGCCACAGTAACAGTCGTAGCCGATGCTGCCACATTCAGGTGATAACACCATTCGCAAGAGTTTGTGATTGCCCCACCAGAGTTGACCGAAGTCGCCACAACCACATAATTCCCGGCATTTACATTGTCTGAAGTGTTGCCGCTGAATCCCGATCCGGTACAAAACCAGACCAATAGCATGTCGCCGGAAGCGTTTGGCGTGAGCGTAACAGTAACATTGTTGGTTGTTTGCGTGCTCGTCACGATTTGACTAACCGTAACGGCCCCGTGAGCGGCTGAGGCACAGCACAGCAACATAACTAGAATGAGCAGCTTTTTCATTGAGTGAGAGATATAAACCATTCCGTCTGCTTGCTGGTGCCATCGGCAACCCACGTAAACTTGATTACGTCGCCGCTGGCGATCGTCGTTGTTGCGCTTTGCGTTCCCGCTGCGCCACCTGCCGCTGCCGTACAGGTCACCGCACCAGTCAGCAGCCCAGTTGCCGCGCCGTTCGTCGCGTTCAGCGTCGATGACCCGCCATTGTCGGTGAAGCACCCGATGCGCGTGATCGTCCACGTCACTCCCGAATCGTTGTAGCAGTTCGTTTGCAGATACGTGCCCGCAGCCACGGCGTTCAGGCCGTCTCCAAGTCCCGTGTCGCAGCGCAGCTTGCTGTACTGTGTGGCAAGCTGTGTCGCTGTGACCGTATTATTCGCCATGTCCGCGCCCGCTACCGTGTGGCAGGTGCCTACCCCGGATGCGCTGATCGCAGAGATAACTTGGTTGGTACACGTCGTCGGCGTGATGCTCAAACTAATTACGCCTGTGCCTGTGGTCGGGCTAGGGGTTATCACAATAGGCGCGGTCGCCGTAATGCTGATGGTCCCGCCAGCGGCGCAGGTAGGACAACTCACCACGCCTATGCCTGTAAGGGGGGTAGGCGTCACCACAATGGGCGCCGTGGCCGTAATGCTGGTCACCGTGCCAGCGGGCACCGCGCAGCCTGCCGAAAGTGGCACCGTAAACGTGTTGATCTGCGATGTGAGGTCCACCGGCCCTGCTCCAGTGATGCCCGTGAGCGCACCTGTGCTGAAATTGGAGATTCCGCACGCCTCGGTGATCCTGAATACGTAAGAACACGTCGTCATCGCGCTACCGTTAACGTCTTTGAGTTGTGACGTATCGAAAAGCACCTGCGAGAAGTGTCCATTCCCGTCGAGCGCGACCGTAGGCGTATCGCGCGCAATGGGAAATGTGCCGCTATAAGCCTGGGCGTTTCCTGGACACACCAGGGAAGCGTGGGCTGTCCCATTGGCCCACGGGCCGTTCGACCCTGTAACCGTGGCGCTCACGGTAAGCTGCTGCGCGTGCAAAAACGCAGGACAGGCCATCAGTATTAAAATAATAATGAGCCGTTTGACCATTACGCCCTCTTCGACATGCGCCGACCATGCTTCTTCGAGCCGCGCTTGCCCTTCTTCTGGAAGCGGGCCATGAAATCGTTCTTTTCGCTGGCTTCCTTGGACTCCATTTGGCTTCCCGATGGCTTTTTGCTGAACATTATTTCCTCCGTGAACTGCGCTTCGATTTTCGGCCTCTACGCTTCTCGCTCAGTGCGATTGCTACGGCTTGCTTTTGCAGCCTGCCTGAATCCATGAGTTCCCGTATGTTCTCGCTGACAACCTTCTTCGATGATCCCTTATGTAGTGGCATAGTCTTGACTTTCTTGTTGGGCATAGCGTATGCTCACGACACTGGAGACTGCCGACATGAAAACCATACTTTTTTGGATCGTCGTAGGCTCACTTTGGGGCGCTTCTGGATTGCCCATTCCGTTGCTGGCACTCATTGTCTTTCTCTCTTTCTGCGTGCAGGGTCGGCTATTTCGCTACATCCGATAAAGTTGAAATCGTTTTTCTCACTCCGCTACTAGCGAGGCTGGATATGCCGAGTCCCGCTGCCGCTGACAATACTTTTTTAAGATTCGCCGCTCGACGATACTCAGCCATTGCGCTTCGATATTCCGATCCCTTCCCTGCGGTGTTGGCAGCATCTTGGAGAGCTTCGCCGAGCGCGTTCTTGAAAATCGTTACCTGTCGCCACATATTCGGCTTGGTTGCAAGGTACTCACTCATCGCCAAACGAGCGTTGGTATAGAAGTCGCGGGCTTCCTGATAGGTAATTGGCTCGCCTTCCACGTCAGATGTGCGGCGAACGAAATCACGCAGAATCTTTGGAAGTTGACCGCCGCGGGAAGCTATTTCCTTGCCACGCATAGCTTCCGCTACTGGACCGCCCGCCTTGATGGGAATATCCCGTGCGGCACCCATGACTTCCTCGAATTTCTTTCCAGCTCGCGCAGCACTAGGTATCATTCCTGCTGCTGCTTCGCCTGCTTCTGGCGCAATAACCATTCCGGGCATCGTGGCCGCTTGCAATCCTCCACCAACAACGTCTTTTGTGGCCTGCCACGGTGAGTTTGTCAGTTCCGCGCCGCCCTTGGCGACACGCAATACTCCCAGTGGAGCGGAAGCCATAAACTCGCCCGCGCCCGCCTGAGATCCTGTCGTGACTTTGTTTTGTAGCCACTCGCGCGCTTTTTCGATGGTGTCGATCAGAGGGCCTTGCGACGGTTCGGAACGGGCACTGATTCCCGTCGTCTTTCCAAGCGTCTCGGCCATTGGTGATTCCTTTGGTTTGAACGCATCTGGAAAATCCTTGGAAATAGCTGAACGAATGACTTCATCGGTCGCGTCCGAGCGAAACTTTCCATAGCTTCCATCAGGCAATTTCACGTATTGGAAATCGTCAGGCATTTATCGTCCAATCTGTGAATAATCTCGCACCTTTGCTCCCGGTGGCGGTGCTGCAATCTGCGGCGTATTACCCCCCATACTGTTTTGAATGCTTGCAGGGATCGGCCTGTGGAGAGCATTGACTTCGCCGTTGAATAAGTCCATCTGCCGTCTAGCATACGGAATAGATGGCGTTGTAGGCCCAGGCAACATGCGCATAATCGCGTTACGTAGCGTATCCGATCCTTGGCCCATTCCAGCGATCGAGCGCAACGACATGGCTGATTCTTGAAGCGAAGAAAGCCCCGTCACATAGTTCATTTGCGCTGGTGTGAGCGTTGCCCCTACCTCACTTCCCACCAATTGCGACATCGCCGAGCGTGGATCACGATCTTGCAGAGCCAGAGCAATCTGCGCTCGCGGCAGTGTCTTAAAGTCGTTGTCCGTCATTCCCCTTAGAGCGTCGTCGAATTGGCTGGACGTGTATTTAATCTCATCGAAAACACCTTCGCGGTTTTTGAGTTGCTGGCCGAGACTACCAGCCATATATCGACCGGGATTATCGTTGATTGTGTTGGCGTTCACCATCACAGGCTCGCCAGTGTTTTTGTCCAGCACGTTATATTGATAGACTTGTCCGCGCATCTGTGCGTAGGTTTTGGCATACGCATCCATGCGGTCTGTTTGCAGTCGCTCTTGCTGTTCAAACTTGTTTTGATTGGACGTGATGGCGGAATCGACTATCTCGCGCTGCGCGTCGAGTAGGTCGGGATTGATCTTCCCGCCCTTGAAGATCGGATAGGTTGTGGCATTTCCTTCCTCGTCGTAGTGCGTGATGACACCTTTCGTAAGATCAACGTCCTCTTTTTTCTGAGGCTTGCCTTGCTCAATATATTTCGAGTAGGCCGTCTCCGCATCTTTCAAAATGACCGCAGGATCACCGTTGGGATCGTTCACCCGCTCGCGTATGGACTGGAGTAAGAGTTTGGCTTGATGCGTAGGCGCACCTTGAATCATCTTCGAGATTCGTGCATCTACGTCAGTCATCTTCATTCCGGGAAGAATGTCCTGCGTTGTGATAGCGCCCTTCTCAGGATCACGGATAATCGCAGCCTCGCCACCACCGGGAGTCTTGGCGGTTCCCTGAAATTGCGGTGCCTGCATCTGTTTGATCTGCTGCTGTAGCTGCTGAAGCTGAAGCGGCCCCATCAAATCAGCGAGCTTCTGCCGCGCCTGCTCCATCGCCATCTGCTGCGACCGCTGCTTCCATTGCTGGTTGATGTCGTACCCCGCACCAACTTGGGAGCCAAAATCACCTAGTCCACGGCCCAACCACCCCATTAGCCACCTCCACTAGGAGGCGTGAGGCTACCGAAATCGTAGCTGCCCGTAGTATCGGGATTCACCGGAGGGACTAACGATCCGAAATCATAGTTGCCTTGCGGCTGATTCTCTGGATTAGGAGGAATCACGCTGAATGGCATCTTGAATGTCGAGCCCGATCCGCCAAAGCCCTTCATTAGCATAGCCAGCAGTGGCGATAGATTCGCGTTGGGAGGAATAGATTTCAAAAACTCCTCTGGAAGTCCGAGTTTAGCCAACACAAGTCGCAGTGCAGCGTCTTGATTTTGCTGTTCAGGACCAGCTAAGGCTTGCGCTAATGCCGTCGCCTGTATACCCGGAGCCTGCGAAAGACCCTGCTCGGCGAGATTCGCGTTGACGTTCCCGGTAATTGCCTGAATCAGCCCGGCGTTTAGAGGCTGCGTGGCACCCGTGACCTGTGCGGCAAGCTGCTGCGGTGTCAGGTTCATATTTTTCTGCGCTGCCGATGCCGCTGCCGAACGCTGCCGATCCGCCGCGAGGTTCCCGACAAGGCCCGCGCCCGTGGCCCCGAGGCCAGCGATTTCACCGAGTCCTTTACCTGCTGAACTTCCGAAGAAATTTCCGATGTTTCCTAAAAAATCGCTCATTCGTTCACCCTAAGAAACTAGAAATATCCGCTAGATTAGGAACTCCGTTATTCACAATCGCGTTTGTCGGCTGGCTATTTGCGGGAGTGAATGCTTGATTTCCTGCCGCTTGTCCCGCTGCATTTGCCCCCGGCTGGCCTGTCACTCCCGAAAGAATCTGCGCAATCAGTTCATCGTAATTCTGACTTGTTAGGCCAGAAGTCTGTCCAATCACGTTCGGAAGCTGCTGGCTAATCAGCGCCTTTTCCTGCAACGATTGCTGCGGCGTAACCCCGGCTGGCGTGGTCGGCGGTTTCGGCGCGGCGCCTCCCGAATGGGTCAATTGCTCGACTACGCCGAAACCTGTTCCCGCGATTCCCACAATTGCTGCGATGGCTGGAAGTAGTGCTTGTGGCATCAGAAACTCGCCGCCTTTTCCAGTGAACCTACCAAGGGAACGTGCAAAGTCATGTCCTGAATCCCGCCCGCACGCCTGCATATCGGTATCAGTGCTCGTTCCATATCCCTGCCGGGGTCAATGTACGAAAAATAGCCTACGAATCCCATCGCCTTAGCATCCCTCATGCAGTGCCGGAAAAGCAGCGCCGTGGTAGTCACCGGGGCCCCCTCGGCCACTCGCAGGCGAATTAGAAAGATCAATCCGTGGCACGGCGCCGCCAGCAGCATCCCGATAATTCGTCCTTCCTTTTCGGCCACCCAGCAAAACGACTTCATCACAGGCATGGACTCGAAGCCAGTCCCGAGGTGCTGGGGCATCGGTTCTTCTTCTCGGAGTGTGCGGACAGTTATTATTTTAATATCTCCTAAACTGCTGAAACCGGAACGCCAAACGGACGCGGTTCTACCGCCCAGTCGATCCCATCCAGTTCAAGGTGGTCATCCCCGCTGATAATGGCGTCGAACCGCAATCCCGTCAGGCCAATGTCCGCGAACAGGTCGAAATCACCCTGATTCGATATTTTGTAGTTTACCGAGGATTGCACAACGCCGCTCTGCCGAATCTGCACGTTGATGACGCTGAACAGGTCGGTATCCGAGTTCGATCCCGTGCCGCGGACAATCATCTTGCGTGCCCACAATCTCTGACTGGAGTTCTGCGAGGCTACCGTCACCGTCCGCAGCGACCATACCACTTCCTGAACTGCGGCCCCACCGCCCGTGTACCAGTTCACGTCGCCGGCCTGCCAGCGTTGTAGGCACCCATCGCTGAAGCCGCCAAGGATCGTCAGTGGATTCGACGTAACCGGCTGAACTTGGGCCATACAGCCAATCGCAAACGGGAGGTCCGCGGGCGCCGCCCATGCCTTCAAGACCAAATCGTAGAGCATGATGCGCGTGAGTTTCCCTCCGCTATTGCCAATCGGCATGGCGAAGGCGTACATGGGCGGATTAGCCGTCTGCGCGGCCCAGCTTAGAGGCAGATAATTAGCATCAGCAACCACAATGTCGCGTGAGTCAAAATCATTAACCGGGAATAGATACGGCCGGATCTGCTCACTAATCACCTCGTCGCGGAAGCCGTTGAACACGGCGATTCCCAAATGTGAATAGCGCATCAGTCCGTAGCCGGGTACGAACGTGATCGAGCGCGGCGCGAGGCATCCCATATCCGAGGAAACCGGCTGAATAGCGAAATTGCTGGCACCGAATACGCCGATGATCTGGTAGGGCACGCGGTACTTGAAGGCAATGAGCGAGCCTTGCGGCGGAATGCCCTGAGCAGTGATTGTGAATTTCCCCATGCCCATACCTTCCGCGCCATCGTCCTTATCGAGAAACGCTTGGTTCACCGGGTTCCAAGCATTCGGGTTGTTGGTGTTCGACATGCGGAGAGCACAGGGACCATCGAGGCCATTCGCTGTGTTCGTCGGTGAGGTATTCAAGGCCCACAGTGATCCTGCGTAGACTTCGATGTGGCCTGCGCCGGGTGGTGGTGGTGCCGAAGAGGAGACTAAGCCGGAATTTGTCCATATGACACTGCCATCGGTTAGTGTTGCTCCAATGGTTTGCGGAAACGCGGGCACGGTGGTTGGCACAATAGTCCCAAAGAGACCCTTTTGCGTGGAATTCGCGCTCGTTCCACCCTGAGTTGCCGTATAGAAGTAAAGCGTTGATCCCGCACAAGTCCAGGTTACAGTGCCATCCGATACTGTATTGCCGATAGTCGACGGCCAGGTAGGTTCCGTCGCGCCACTGGTGCCTCCCGCAGTGGCCACAAAGTAAAAGCCATTCACGTTTGCAGCAGTCGGGATAATCGCAGATTGCGCCGAGTACGCTACTTTCGGCGCCCAAGGGATATTGGCTGGAACGATGATAGATTTTAGTGCATACGGCGAATCGGATTGCCAAGCATCGTAGGCTGGAACGAACGTGCTGATAATCGGCGTCGTGGACACTGTGAATGTGCCCGTAGACGCACCGCCACTAGCATTGACGTTCCGAATCACAAAACTTCCACCCGCTCCGGGAGTTACCGTAATCACCGGAAAAACTCCGTTGTAGGTCGAATCACTCATCCCTGAAAGAATCACATTTGAGCCTACGGGAAGATTGGAAGTCGTGATCGTTACGCTGCCAGCGACCGTCACCGTCACTTGATCCCCGGAAACTGATACTGAGGCAATCGCTCCCGTAAACGCAGGATTCACAGGTGTACCGCTGGCATCGGAAAGCATCTGCGGAGCAAACCCGTTTCCGAGCGCGATCATCACGCGATTGGTGAACTGCTTCATCTGCGGGAGTGGCCCGACCAAGCCTGCTACGCCACCAGAAGGCGTTGAGGAACCCTGCCCTGAGATTCCCGGACCTGTAGTGCCAGAACCTCCACTACCACCAGTAGGAACTTGTCCGAGAGCGGAAAGGGAAGCCGGGAAGTAGGCTACGATATTGGAGTTGCTATAGGAAATTGGCACCATTCCTATCGGCATGAGGAAAAGAACTGTTTGCTGCGTCGTGTCGGAAACTGGAGGAGAAGTTCCACCTCCAGTGATCGTTCCTCCACCACTAGCAAGTCCAAATGCCTGCGTGTTTCCGGTTGTTGCTGTGGCCATTATGCTAATTCCAGAAATAGCTGTTATGGTGTACGCTTGATTGAATGAAAATGTCCCAACAACACCACAGCCAGCCACCGTCCAAACTTGCCCAATCTGCATAACCACAGGATTGACGGTAAGATCAAAACCGGCTACAGAAGAATGAGGTCCAATAAAAGCCCCAGAAGGCGATGCTACGATGTTGTATGCTGTGACAGAGGTTGTTCCTGTTCCCGCATCTATAAATGTTACCGTTCCTGTCAGTGGATTCGGTTGAAGCTGCGGCAAACCGCTACCAGTAAGCAAAATTTCCGTGCCGGTAGTTGTCGAGCGATAGACGTTGTAGCCAAACGCATTGGGCACAACATTCCATACCAACGTGTTGGATAGGTTTCCCCCGGAAGGCATCCCACTGATTTCGTTCGAGGCGATCGTTTCCCCGCCAACCCCATCAAGCGCGGTAATCTTATAATAATATGTGGTTCCCGAAGTAAGACTGCCTCCCGTAGAAGGAGTCGCGGAAATTGCTATCGGTGCTCCGAGATGCTGATCCTTGGCCTGCGCGAGCGCTAAATAATACGGATTCACTCCGGTAGGCTCGTACAGAAACAGTGACATAAATCGTCCCTGCGAGTTCTGCACCGCCGCGCTAAACCAGTTGATGATTCCCGATCCATCGCACGGCGTCAGCGCACCGCGCTCCATCAGCACAAGATTCGACCCGCGCGGGAATGAACCCTTTGGCTGCGAGAGCGGCTGATTGCTAGAAACCAATCCCTTTAGCCACGGCCCCTGCGTTAAAGGCTGAAAACTCATGGTACGATGATCCCCCCGGCCATGTCTCCGTAGTACACGATTGGACTGTTACCTCCGCCTACCTGCCGACGACGCACGACGCCCTTATTCACGTTGCTCCATGCCTTGATCTGTTTTTCCATGTCCTGCTGGAACGCGCTCATCGACTGCATATCATGCTCGACAATCTTCGCGCGCCCCGCGATGTATTGGACAAGAAGCTGGTCCCATCCCGAGCTGATCGGCAACACAGAAAGCGACTGCCCAGGCGAAAACGTCTGCGAGGACTGCCGTTTGCCCATCCAAGCGATATTGCACTCGATGGCCGTTTCCCCGTCCGTGTGCGCGATGGCTGATGTCCCGCCAAGCCCGCGTATCAGGCCCGTCAGCGTACTGCCGCTGATAGTCGCGTAGGCCATGATTTCCGAGCCGATCGACACAAAACCGAATGGTAGGGTGAAAGCGGCATTTGCGAGCGTCAGCGTGGTCGCCGTGGCGCTCAGTGACCCAACCAACGTCGTGCTGATCGAGGTTCTGGCCGGCTGAGGGTACACTTCCAAGATTGCCCTTCCGTTGTTCACGGAAATGTGTGCTTTTGACAACACTTGGCTGGTAATCGAGTTCCGTCGCCAGAAGTACCCCGGATCGCCACCTTCCATCCAGTAGCCGTCGTACCAAATGGCCGTAATCGCGTTCCACGTTCCCGGTATCTGGTAGAGCGGCTGATTGATGACGCTGCCGATCGCCGAATAGTCCTGAAACCCGCCCGTGTTCCGAGCGATGAGTTCCATGCCAGCGTTCAGCCAGCGATAGATAGCCCCCGCAGAGATGAATCCACCATCCGAGTCAGGGAGCCATGCCGTGCTGCGGGTTGGTGGAGATCCCGCGAGTGTGGGAGGGGCGAGAATCGTGAACGGCGATGTCGCCGATTCCACGTACTGCGATTCGCTACCGGAAACGCCATTCGCCTGCGTCAGATACGCTCTTATTTTAATAGCGCCGACCTGGAGTGCTGACGTGATCTGAATGGCGTTGGTCGCCAGAACCGTAAGTTGCGCGGATTCCGTCGAGGCCAGCGTCTCGCCCCACTGATTTAGCTGCGTCACTTCGACGAAGTAGGTGCCTGCCGCGAGCGTGCCCGTACCGGGAGTCGTGACTGCCGCTGCCGCCACGGGCGCGGGCAGCGAACTGGGCATATCTGGGACGGTTTCGCGGGCCTGAATCAGCACGTCGCCTACCAGCGACCCGCTAAACAGCGCAATGGGAGTCGTTGCCATGTTAGACGGCTATCTCTGCCCAAGTAATCCCGGCAAGTACGCTACACGCTCCAACGAGGGAGTCGAGCGTTAGCATCTGCCCAGGCGGGATGATGATTGCCCCGCCAACGTCGTCCTTAGAATAAATCATCGCTGTCGTGACGTTTGCGGTAACCCATTGAACGCCGTTGATCGGACGTATACTGACCGGAGCCGCCCCGAGAGTTCCGCTCGCTCCCACTTTGGCTACCCCGCCAGCGTTTCCGACAATCGCCGCTGTTGGTCCTACGGAATTGCCTGCCGTGAGCGCGACTATAGCCGCATACCCAAGGCGCGGCGTACAAACGGCGGTCAGAACTGACGCTAATCCAATCGAGACATCCAAGATAACCAAATTCTTCCCTGAGTTTGCTGGATTGGCAACCGCGAGGCCGGTGAACGTGGTCGAGTTGACTGAGAGTGCCTGCGCCGCCGAATGCGAAGCGGTGAATACAAGCCCGTTATAGGAAAGCTGGTAATACCGTGCCATCACTTCCGAGACAAGCGATTCCCCGAGGTTCCCTTGTGAAAAAGAGGCGTTCACTCCAGTCGCCAGCTTGGGAAGTTGTAACCCCACTTGGCCTTGTGTGTTAAGAGCCATTTACGTGTTCTCCTATGTACTCAGCTTCGTACTCTTCCACGTTGATTCCCAGGTCCGCGAGTGCCAATTCTAGTGCTTGTACTCTGACTCGCAGGCTCGCAATCTCATCGCTAATCACTGCGGGCAACTGAGATTCGGATAGCGTCCCGCTAATCAGGCTGAAATCGTAATCTCCCAACGTCGCTACTACGTCGCCAGTGCGTCCGAATACGCTCGATACTTCTAGGGAGATAGCCGTTGCAAGGGTAGCAATGTCGCCGACTAGATTCGTGCCAGACACGGTAATCATGTTGTGCCCCTAAAACTGGTACGAGCCGGAAACCGGGCGATTTGCCCAGCCCCGGCTCGCTGCCGACCAGTGGAGAATTGTTTCCCGCCTCAAATGAGGCCGAAAATCTCTACGTCCATCGTGCAGGCTGGACCCGTGCCGCCCAGCGTTGGAATGACCTTGATGCACTGAATCCCGCCGTTGCCAGTGACCGCGCTGGCGCTGCCAATCAAAAACCCGACTGCACCGCCGCTGGTCGTCGATGGCGCCGTATCGCAGATAAAGTCAGTCATCAGGTCGGCCCAGCTCGTCGAGGACAGCGTAACCGCCGTGCCAAAGTTCCAGTCGGCAATCACGACGCTATTCGTTCCGTCGAAGCCCATGATCTGCAATTTCGTCAGCGTTGGAGATGTGCCGCTGCCGTTGTAGACCTTCACGCGCACTCGCCCTACCGTGACGGTGGGCACCAAGAGTCCGGCCACGCTGTTCGAAGATGTGCCGGGAACGTAGTACGTGGTCCCCGAACTGACGGCAATCCCGGTGGCGCGTTGGATGGATTGCAGTGAGGAGACACCAAATCCTGGGAATGTGCGCTCTAAACTGACATTGATTGCCATTGAAACTCTCCTTGTCCTGCTACCGAATCTCGTTAGCTCAAATTCGTGAGGGCTACGTTTGCGATCGGGCGGTTGCAGCCCAATTGCGCGATCAAATGTATGCGCGCCGTGATTACATCCTGGTTCGAAGGCATGATCCACGGGGTCATACGGAAGTAGCTCCCCATGTTATAGATCATCCATATGTACTTCGTATTCAGCAGATACCCTGTCCCTGCCGGAAAATGCTGGTCGGCGAGTACCACGGCGTTCTTGAACCGCATGTGATACCGGAACGAAGTCTGGATTGGCGCTGTGTCCGCGTAGTTGTCAGTCGCCCGGATGATGGTTGTCGAAGCTGCCGAACTGGAGTTCTGCGTGAACTGTGCTTCGAACTTGGCGAAGTCGGTATTATTTAATATCAGCAGGTTGGGTTCATCGTACCCGTAAGTCGCCAAGAAATATGCAGTCAGTAGTTTCGCCGGAGTCAGCGAGCCAGCAATCGACTGGTTCGCCTGCGGTTGCCAGAACGTGTTCGTCGAGCGGTTGATGCCCGCAATCGTATTCGTGGTAGACAGTACCCATGCGCTGATCGAGTCAAGGTCGGTCGCCGAATTGAATGGCGAGTTCCCCGCTACCGCCTCGGCCAGCATGTCCAGCATCGAGCCTGCTGCCGCCTGCACGTAGGTCTTTACCAGATCAAGGCCCACCGGACCGCCGCGGCCAATCACAATGTCCATCACGGGCAGCGTCACCGCTTGGAAATAGCCGCGCCACACCTGGTCAGCGGGCTGGATGGCGTCAATCGCCGAAGTCGGCAATAGCTGGTCGCCCCAGTAGGAACCGCGCGTGGTGATCTTGGTGGTCAGCAAGGGGTACACAATTTCGGCCCCTGCGTTGTACTTCTTGGCGTACTGGTTCAAGTAGCTGAAGGTCGGACTCGGTTGAAACACGAGATCGGCCACCTTCGGGAAGATCATTTTCTGCGCGATGGAGTTCAGCGTGTTGACGAGCAACGCACTAGGCTGATTAATTCCAGTTCCGACTGAGAGTGCCATTTAAGGCTCCTTTTAGGAAAAAATCCCTACATCAAACCTGGACCCATTTGCTCGATCATTGCTCGAAGCTCAGGGTCTTTAATCGCGTCGCCGTACAAATCGCCCAGCACGTCCGTCTCAGGCCCGATCTTGCGCGGTTGCGCTGCCGGCCCTTGCCCGATGCCTGACACTCCCGGAGGCGTGACGCGCGCGGCCATCGCTTCCATGCGACCCTCTTCCCGGCCTTTTTCGATGGCTTCCTTGCGTGCTTCTTCCATGCGGTCGGCTTCCGACATCTTGTTCCATGCCTCACGGATCGAGGGCATTCCGTGACGGTCCACCAGCTTGTTTTCTTGGGCGAATTTCAGGATTTCATCGCGGGTAGGCTTCTTGTCGCGCTTGCCAAAGTTCAGGCCATCGTATTCGCGGTCCCAGCGGTCTTGTGCCCACACGGTTGCAGCCTGCGTCACGGTGCCCAGCACGGTCTTGAGCTGGTTAGTGAGGTCGTCGATCTTCTTGTCGCGGGCATCGAGTGCGCCTTTTACCGGAGCAAGCCACGGATCGGCGAACGGGTCGGCGCCGGGTTCCGGTTGCCGTGTGGTCGCAGTTTTGCGGGCTTCTTCGGCGGCTGCATACGCCTGTTGTGCCTTCTGCGCCAGGTCCACGATGTTCTGCTGCCGGGTGTTGAGTTCGCTTTCCTTCGTTTCGACTTGCTTGATGCGGTCGGAAAGCGCGGCGCGGTCAGAGGCATTCAGTTGCCGGAGAGATCCAAGAGGAATCTGCTGTTCGCCAATCGTGATCGGCGTATTGTCCGGGTACTCGGTCGCTGATTCCAAGAATTTTTTGATCGCATCTACGCTCACCGGACACCTCCCCAGGCATTTCCGCACGCATTACACGCATACCCGTCCTTCACCGTTACGGTGGACTTGCTCTTGCACTTCGGGCATGGCCCAGCACTCGCTGGGGAAGGCACATGCGGAGTTCCCGTGCCACCTGGTCGCCATTTTCCTTGTTTTCCCATAAATAAATCCCCCTTTTACGTGCTCGGCGGAGGCTCATTTCCGGTCGGTGGTTGCCCCTGCTGTACGGCACTGAAACTGATCGGCTGTGACCCGGAACTATCTGAATTTTTAACCACTTCCCCGACGTTACTCGCTTGCTGGCCTTCCTTTATCGCCCGACTTAGCGCCTTCATCGTTGCGCTGATCTGGTTTGCCACGTTCGGAAGGGTCTGAAACGTCTTTACGAACAGCACGCCGAGCATCTGGTTCACCGATTCCAGTTGCCGCAGCACCATCGAAGGGTCGGCACCTTGTAACGCTGCCGACTGCTGTGAGAAATCCTGTCCGGGATTCGTCGAGGCTCGATTGCTCAAAGCGCCGAGAATGGTCCCAAGCATCCCGCCACCTTGCGGCGGGGCACCGCCACCTCCGAGAGGATTCGGGGGCGAAGCCACTCAACTTAGTCCTTCGACGCTGGGCCGATATTGCGCGGCTTCGCGTCACGGGGTAAAACTCCCATAGGGTCATTAGCCTCAGAAATTGATGTTACTTCGCCATATTGAATTGTCCCTTCGGCTGAACCTTTGGGAGGTTGAGTCTGAACAGGAGAATCGAAGTTGGAAAGAAAGTTATCTTTTGCCATATGGTTTGGCGTCCTTTGTAGTAAAATTATTCAATGTCAAAACTTTCACACACTCCCGAATACCAACGAGAATGGCGTAAGAAAAATGCCGAAAAAATCTCCGCATACGCGGAAAAAAGAAAACGGTTGCATTACACAAGGGACATTGAAAAAAGACGTGCTCGATTCCGCGCAGATCCGACCCACTACAGGGAATCGCAGCGAGAATGGCACCGCCTCCACCCTGAGAAATACAAAGAATACGAAGCCAAGCGTAATAAAGCTAAAAAAGATGCCAATCTCAGACTGTGGCAAAAAAGGCATCCGGAACGGAAAAGAGCGCAAAACGCTCTCTTTAAGTCTATTCGCAGAGGGAAAACAATCCGACCAAACAAATGCTCCAAGTGCGACGCAAAATGCGTCCCGCAAGGCCATCATCACCGAGGTTACGAACGTCGTCTTGACGTTACTTGGCTCTGCCGCACGTGTCATATGTTTGAGCATCGAAAGCATTAGCGTCCCTTGCGGCCATTAGTCATAAACCCGACATGATCCTCGGGCATCTGGTCGAAAAGACGCTCACCGTAATCTGCTTCGCCAGCCATAATTTCTTCGTTGAACGGCCCCTCGTAGTTGGAATCTTCGGTCAACTTGATGTTGCGGTTGATCTGCTCTACGTCGATTCGGTCATCACGTCCGTTGGACATCTTTCCCTCCGTAAAGCATGGGGCGGGAAGGCGTTTCACTCGCCACCGCCCCATTATTAAAATAATACGCACCCTGCATGGTGCTACTTGCGTTTCGAGTGACGGCCCCTGCGTCGTGCCATAGTCGGTGTCTCCTTTCTACTTCCGGGCACCCGCTTATCGGGGAGACTCCCGGACAGTTGTACGAAGCTAGTACCGGCCAGCCTTCCTGCTTCCAGGGTGCCGTCCAGCCTGCTTCATATTCATGGAGCCTCGCTTGCGTCGCGCCATAAAATTTTCTCCCCTAATTCGCCAGAGCCGCGCTCGGCCCGTTTTCGAGCAAGGCAGCTTCGGCTTCCAGCTTCAAACTTTCAAACCACACATCCTCGCCCAACTCGACGCGCATTTGCTTGGTAGACCATGTTGGAGGCGCAGGCTTGCCTGAAACTGCGAACTGTACGAGGTAAACCGGAGTTTGATACCCAGGGTGTGTGTGTTCGGAAAGATGAATCAGTTCGTATTTCGCCACGCACGCACACTGAGACACGCGGAGTGACTTGTCGAGATCACCTTTTACTTATTTTGCGTTTTTCAGTTTATACGTTCAGGAAGTAAAATGCGCCAGCGGCGGTTTGGATCGCGCATTACGCGGCATCCCACGCGCACCAGAGTCCCGCTTTTACACCAGTTTCGAATAGTTTGGGTCGTTGTTTGATAATACCTTGCAGCGTCACCGACTCGCACCCATTGGCCTTGTGTTTGCGTCATGTTCCCTTCCGTCTGAAACGAGGATGGGAACCACCTTCGCGCTGGTCGAACGAAGTTGTCACTACACCTAGAACGTGTTCGGCGTCTACAGTGGCAAGGTAAACCAAAGCTCGTTCAAGCCAACCGGGAATACGCTCGGCTCTCTCCAATGCAGCATTGCAGCGACTACACAGCAGTCCGCGATTCCTTTTAGTTTGGTGATTGTGGTCTACGTGAAGTTTCCCATTTTGACCGGAAGTTCCGTGCTCTGTGGGACACAGGGCGCATTTACCATCTTGGTGAGCAAGTAGTTTCTCGTATTGCTCGAAAGTCAGTCCATGTCGGTGCTTTAGGCCGTATCGACTATTAATTTCTCGCCATTCTTCATCTGTAAATTTGGCTCTACGTTTGGCGAACTTTTCAGCCTGCCTATGTTTGTTTTTTACATAGTAAGCGCGATTGTAGGCATTACTCTCTTGCCTTTTGGCTTTACTCTGTATTTTCTTCCAAGCCCAGTTATAAGCCTTTCGCTCTTGAGAATGCGATCTCTTCCTATCGTAAGCGCGAATTTCCTCTAAATTTTTCTGACGGTACTTTCGGTCGCAGATAAGTTTCTTCCGATGAGGAATTATCAGCTTGGTGTACTCCCTCATATACGCTGCATGTTTATCGCGTTGTTGTTGTGTTCTCATGGTCAACGAGGGCGGCGTAATTTCGAGAGTGCGGCAAGCTCTTGCGCCTGCGTTGCCTCTTGAGCAAGCTGGTCCGCGTTCGGCAGGCCGAGAGTCTCGAAGATGAATTTCGGAGGTAGCGCGCCCGTCTTGGAAAGCGCCATCACAAGGTTCTTCATCATCGAGGATGACACGGCCTGCAAACTAACTGCGTCCAATTCCAAATCAATCTCCGCTCCATCGGGAATCGGTGTCCACGAAGATGACTTCTGCTTGCCGCGCTCGGGCATCAGCATATCCTCGGTTCGCTTGAACCTTGCCATCGTGTAGAAAACCATGCGCGCGAGACGCTGATACTGTTCGGCCAGCATCCGAGCCTTCATGCGCACGAACGTCTGTCCCTGAAAGACAGCCGCATCGAACAACTCCGGGGAAATATTACCCCCACCCGACTGTCCTTGTCGCTCCGGCGTGGTCCCTGAATATCGTGCCACCTTTTGCAGCAGTAATTCCGGAATCTGCGTCATGTGCTGCGGAATTTGCGGCGGCGATGACATCGTAGGCGGCTTGTCGCCATCGTACACCTGAACTTCTCCGGGCAGCCCGCCGTAAGCGTCAATGTCGATGCCGGAATCCTTCGGTATCCAGCACTGTACGTTATTCGTGCGAATCATGTTTTCAATTAGTTGCGTGTACATGCGCTCCGCAATATCCTGCGGAGATTTGACATATCGGATCGGAGGCGGTCCATACAGACTATCCAGATGAGGCATTGACCAGATTCCAATGAAAGGGAAAGTACCAAAGTCATCTTCAGGTAGTCGAGGAATGAAATTCGGCCCATCAGCAAGGATAATCCCATTGCATTCCACAATGAATCTTCCATTCGGGAATCTCCACTTGTGTTTCGGTGCAACGACTAACTCGAAGCCTGTGGCCGTCTTTTCGCCGGCAATCTCTTTGATCGTTTCTCGCGCATAATCCTTGATCCATGCGTAACGAACACGAACGCGGGGACCGTTTCTGCGGTGTTCAAAACCCTCCGGAGCGTCAAGTCTAAGTGGTCCTGGAGGGAGTTCCATGCTGAGGTCGAATCTCGAACCTTCCGCTTCATTCTCTTCGTAGTCGTCATAGCCACCGCCAATCTTCACGTACTTCCCGCGCTCGGGAAACATTCTTCGCACTTCGTCCACGTAGAAATATCTCTCGCTGACTACGAAAGACCAATCACGGTCATTTTTCGCATGGGGATCAGGAAAGACGGTCGAGGGATCGACGGCATTGAGCCAGACCATGCCTTTGCCGTTTCGTGCATCTGGTGCGTAGCCCATCTGTAGCCAGGATGGGTTGACGAATTGTGCCCACAGCACCGCATCGAAAATTCGATTGTTAAACATGCCGAGTCGCCACGCGGCGTTGAACGCTTTCTCTCTTTGCTCATCGGATTTTCCATCCACTGAAATGTAAGTTTTTGGCGTGTCGTTGGTCAGGTCCGTTGCTTCGCAACACATCAGGAATTGCGCTTCGGGGAGAATCACGCGCGGTCGGAAGGAAGGCGTTGCGGTCGATGGATAGTAATTCAGATTGTAGTACCCAATCATTTCTTCGACGTGGTTGGTGCCCTGCTTCTGTTCGCGCTCCATGCGGGACATCCGTTGCAACTCGTCAAGTTGGCGGGAAATCCGTTTCATGTTGGGATCGACGAGTTCGCTCTTGCGCTCGGTGTTCACCATGAAAGGTGCAGGAATGTAGGTGACGCTCATTGTTTTCTTATGCTCTCAAGGGGAGTTCGGGACAGTTCGCTTTCCCCACGGAGCCATTTTGCCATCAACTCACTTGGATCGCCCGTATCGGATTCCTTCTCGTTCTTCGTCCAGTCCTCAATCTCCGCGATCATGCTCATGTGTTCTTTGGCTGTTAAATAATTGGGCACCAGATCAGCCGCATGTTTTGAGAGTGCGCGTTGCAGATTCCGGTAGGCGACTGATCGACCCTTCTTCCGGTCCATCGAGAATTTGTCCCAAATGCGTTCGTAGATGTCTCGCGCGTGCTCGTCCCGTTCGCGCTGCTGCGTCTCGGCCTGCTGCGCCAGTTCGTCAATAGGTTCATCGGGCATCTACAT